CCGGCTCTCCGGTGCTCTCACCAAGGTCAAGTCTCCCATGGTTGTGTACTCCACCGAGGCTGCCTCGGTCGAGATCACGCCCACCTCGCCGACCTTCGTCGAGAGCACTGGTGTCGTCACCATCCCGACCCAGACTGGCGTGACCTACAAGAACGCGGCCACGGACGCCACGCTGACGGCTGGCGCTCAGAGCGCTCTCGCCGCTGGCGCGACGCTCGAGGTGTACGCGGTGACGGACGCTACGCACCACTTCGCCACGGGCGAGAACGACCAGTGGAGCTTCACGCGGCCTAGCGCCTGATAGAGCTCTGTCATAATGGCAAGGTTCTTCGGGCGCGTTGGTTACGGACATAAAACGAAGACTGCTCCTGGAGTCTACGAGGATGTGATCACCGAACAGTCATATTTCGGTGATGTAGTCACAGCCACTAGTAAGGCTCTGCCTGGAGAGAATCTTCCTAATGATCTGTCCGTCGGCAATGCTATCAGCATTGTTGCAGATGCCTTTGCGAACGAAAACATCTTTGCCATCCGCTATGTGGAGTGGGCGGGGGCTTTGTGGACCGTTTCGACGGTTGAAGTGCAGAGCCCCCGCCTCCTTCTGAGACTAGGGGAGGTTTACAATGGACCGCGTCCAATTGCAGACCCTGTTTGAGTCTCTTCTCGGGAGCGAGAATGTATATTTTCAGCCTCCCGAGAACATTCAATTAGAATACCCTTGCATCATCTACAAGCGGGATAGTGCAAACACAGAGTTCGCAGGCAACAGACCTTATCGCTATGTGAAGCGGTATCAGGTCATGGTGATCGATCGAGATCCGGATAGTCCGATTCCTGACAAGATCGCCGAATTGCCGATGTGTACCTTCGACAGGTTCTACACGGCAGACCTTCTCAACCACGACGTCTTCAACCTCTTCTTTTAGGAGCTAAACAACCATGACAGCACTTGCATGGGACCAGACTGGCGAAAAGGTCTACGAGACCGGCGTCGATCATGGGGTCCTCTACCAGATCAACCAGGGCACTGGTGCCTACGAGGACGGTGTCGCCTGGAACGGTCTGACGACCGTCACGGAGTCGCCGTCGGGTGCCGAGTCCAACAAGCAGTACGCTGACAACCAGGTTTACGTCAACCTGATTTCGGCGGAGGAGTTCGGTGGCACCATCGAGGCCTTCACGTACCCGCTCGAGTTCGAGCAGAACGACGGGTCGGCCTCTCCGTCCACTGGTGTCTCGATCGGTCAGCAGGGCCGGAAGCCGTTCGGCTTCTCGTACCGTACCCTCATCGGCAACGACGTCGCCGGTACCGACGCTGGCTTCAAGGTGCACCTCGTCTACGGTGCGCAGGCTTCTCCGTCCGAGAAGGCTCGCGCCACGGTCAACGACTCCCCTGAGGCCACGGCCTTCAGCTGGGAGTTCTCCACCTCGCCGATCTATGTCGGCACCATCGCCGGTACGGACTACAAGCCGACCGCTCACATCACGATCGACTCGACCAAGTCGGACGCCGATGCTCTCGCTGAGCTGCTGGCCATCCTGTACGGTGACGAGTCGACCGACCCTCGTATGCCGTCGCCCGCCGAGGTGCTCGGTCTGTTCGAGGGGACGACCACGGAGGTTCGAATGACCGGAGCCAACGCTCCGACCTACAACTCGAGCACCCACGTCGTCACTCTGCCGTCGGTTACCGGCGTGCAGTGGAAGGTCAACGGTGTCAACAAGGCACCTGGCGCTCAGCCCGCCCTCACCGTCGGGCAGACCGCCAACGTCCTTGCGACTCCGACCGACGGCTACGCCGTTGCCGGGGACGATGACTGGACGTTCGACTACTAGTAGATGACTGGAGGCCAGAGAGTGCTCAAAATCAATGTTGTGCTGTCAGAGAGCGTAGATGAGAACAAAAAGTTCGTCTACGAACTCTTTCCGCTTGAGCTAGAGCACTCTCTGGCCTCGATGTCAAAATGGGAGTCAAAATTCGCAAAGCCTTTCTTGGACACTAATGCTAAAACGACAGAAGAAGTCCGAGGATACATCGAATGCATGACTCTCACCCCGAATGTTCCTCCGGAGGTTTTCCTGAAACTCTCCAACGAGAACATTCAGGCCATCAACGAGTACATCGAATCTAAACAATCGGCTACTTGGTTCAGTGATAGCCAATTGAAGACGCAAAGCAGTGAGGTTGTTACTGCAGAGATAGTTTACTATTGGATGAGTTCAATGCAAATTCCTTGGGAAGCGCAGCATTGGCATTTGAACCGTCTATTCACTCTAATTCGCGTCTTTGATCTCAAGAACGCGAAGCCGAAGCCCATGAGCCGTAGTGAACAGCTCTCTCGTCAGCGAGCGCTGAACGAGGAACGACGAAAGAAGTACGGAACTAGCGGATAGAAGGGAGAACCACATGACCAGGCTTGTTTGGGGTAACGAACAACCACAGTACGAGACAGGCATTGATCGTGGGGTTCTCTACCCTCTAGATTCTCCTGGTGTAGTTTGGAACGGGTTAATCAGCGTAGATCAAGCTTTCGTCGGAGGCGAGACTTCTCCTTACTACTTCGATGGAATCAAATACGTAGAGACAGTTAGCCCCAAGAACTATCAAGCAACCCTGAGCGCTTATACAGCTCCGGAGGAATTTTCCCCCTGCATTGGGGACAAATCGGTCGTTCCGGGCTTTGTTCTCACAAAGCAGATTCGTGAGCAATTTGGTTTGTCATATAGAACGCTTAACGGCGATGTAGGGTACAAGATCCATTTGCTTTATAATGCGCTGGCTTCGCCTTCAAACACGACCCACTCAACCTTGAGCGCAACTGTGGACCCAAGTGTTCGCAGTTGGACAATAGACGCGGTACCGATTTATGATCCAACTCGTCGTCCATCGGCACATTTTGTTGTTGATTCCACAGAGGTCGACCCGGTTGTTTTGAATCTGATTGAGTCTACGCTTTACGGAACGGCCGAAGAAGCCCCTCGTTTGCCGAGTGTTGATGAACTTATAGACGCTTTGGCTTTCTGGGACCCAGTAATAATTGTTCCTGACTTTGTTAGTGGTTTCTCAGAACTCATTTCCGGTACGGGAGATCTGTATAGATCCCGCGTAGACGGCATTCTCCGTCTTCTGCCAGAAAGTCGTCTGTACGAATCAACCACCGAGGGTTTTTATAGAATGGAGTAGAAATGAGTTATGATCTTTTTGCGGCCGTAGATTCTCTATACAGATTCCCTCCAGAGGTTCGAGCGGCTCTAGCTGAATCGATTGAGCTTCGTAATACCGTCATTCCTATGACTCAAACCCAGAGAAACAATCTCACTGGAGCAGACCTTTGGAATGGTCGTATGGTAGTGAATACGACTACTGGTCGTGTCAATCGATACAACAGCGCCACAACATCATGGAAGGTCGTTGTTGAAGCTGACGACATCGAAGATTACGCAGACCTCCCGCGAGGCATTCTCGCTGTTGCGCATTATAATCTGAACCAGCCGGTGATCGTTGGTAACACGGATTTGACGGGGCTAAGTGTTCCAGTAACGCTTGCTGAAGATCGAATTCTTAGAATTAGCGGTCACGCTTGCGCTACGGTCAACACCGCGTCTAGTGCTCAATGTGAAGTCAACATTCACGAAGGAGCTACTCGTCTTGCTCGAACTGGTCTAAACATTCTTGCAACAGGACTTGGTTATTTCAATCCGGTCTGTGTTCTTCCCGTTGACGCCGGCGTTCACACGTTTAAGTTGATGGCCACGGCCAACGGTGCTACAAGCATGGAAACTCTCGGCGCTACTGCGCCAGAGTTTATCATGGTTGAGGATCTTGGCCCTGCCTGATCGAATTAAGGAGGCGTTATGACTAGACTTCTGTGGGACCAGATCGGTCACCGCCTCTATGAAGCAGGCATTGACCGAGGCGTTCTATATTTGGAAGACACTACAGGCGTTTCTTGGAACGGTCTAACTTCTGTTGAAGAAGACACGAGCGAAGAGACGTCTGAACCAATCTACTTCGATGGTATGAAGCAGTTGGACGAACAAGCCTATGGTGATTTTACCGCCACACTAAAAGCTCTAACATACCCTGATGAGTTTTTAGAGTATGAGGGTCTTGCTTCACTTGGTGGTGGACTTTACGTTGATGACCAAGACTCGAAGCTGTTTGGTCTGTCTTACAGAACCCTAGTCGGCAATGACTTAGAGGGAACAGACTTTGGTTACAGACTTCATCTGGTTTATAACCTGACAGCCGTTCCTGACTCAAACAGCTTTGGAACAGTCACTGCAACGACCGATCTGACTGAATTCAGCTGGAAGTTGACAAGTGTTCCGGTGTTGATAGAGGGTTATCGCCCAACAGCACACGTCATTCTTGATTCGAGGTTTCTTCCATCAGATATTCTCGAAACTATCGAGAACATCCTGTATGGCGGCGACGGCGAGTTAATCGGCGACATCATTTACGATGGCGGTTCGTCTGAAGAGTCTGGCCCCGACATGATTGATGGTGGGGACGCAGAATCTGATGGGGAAGAACTGCCAGGAACAGAAGTCATCTCTACTGGAGTGCCTAGGCTTCCTAGTATTGAAGAGTTGTTCAATATCGTTCTTCTATGGGGCCCAAGGCTTATCATTCCTGACACGGACACTGGTTTGGCTTCTCTTATCGTCGGAGTAGGCGACATTACTCAGGTTAGTGTGGCGGGCATTTACATCGCGCTCCCGACAACCAGGCTCGCCGAAACTGATGTGGATGGTTTCTACCAACTAACCACTTAGCTCCGGAGGGAGGAGCCTTGATCGGGTTTTCGTCTAGCGGCTCCACCGACAACATGGAACGGTTCCTCAAGAGAGCTCTCAATCACGACAACTACGCAACTCTAGAGCGATTCGGCTCTGAAGGTGTCACTGCACTGTCTGCGTCTACTCCCGTAGACAGCGGAGAGACCGCAAATGCATGGACTTACGAGATCCTGCAGGACAAGACTTCATATTCCATCATCTGGAGCAATACTCATATCGAGGCTGGACGACCAATCGCCATTCTCCTTCAGTACGGTCACGGTACCGGCACTGGGGGATACGTGGAAGGACGGGACTACATCAACCCCGCACTCAGAGGCATATTTGACCGATTCGCAGACGAAGCGTGGAAGGCGGTGACCGCACCATGAGCAGTGTAGACAGCAGGGTAGTAACTGCTAAGTTTGACAACGCTCAGTTCGAGCGGGGCGCCGCCGAAACGATGTCTACTCTTGACAAGCTCAAGAGAATGCTGACTTTCGACAACGCTAAGAATGGCCTCTCTGAGGTTCAGCGATCGGCCGATAGGTTCAATCTGCACCCGATGGCAACCTCTATCGAGGGTGTAAACAAGGCCTGGCTTGCGATGGGGGTTGTTGCCGGAACAGTGATCTCTAAGATCACTAGCTCCGCGCTGGAATTCGGGCATAAGCTTGCTGGAAACTTTACCGGACCAATCAAAGACGGTTTGAGTGAATACGAGACTACTCTAAACTCGATTCAGACCGTCCTTGCTAACACCGGGCTCCGGGGGCAAAAGGGCCTCGACAAGGTCAATAACGCTCTTGGCGCACTGAACACGTACTCCGATAAGACCATCTACAACTTCACCCAGATGGCTAAGAACGTGGGTACGTTCACTGCGGCTGGCGTTAAGCTGAAGACCTCTGTTGGTGCAATCAAGGGTATTGCCAACCTTGCAGC